AGCGCAGACAACATAATAGTTTTGCCTGCGCCTGTGGGAGCAACTACGATTGTATTTTTGTGGGTGTCCAGCGCATTTAATGCGTCCGAAATCGCCACCTCTTGATAGGGGCGTAATATCATTTGATTGTCCTCTTCGCTAAAAGAAAGTTGGGGGGTTCACGGCCCACGGCCCCCCATCCGTGGTAGCAGGCGCGGAATGGCCTTGCCGCTACTACCTCTGCGCCCAGCTTGGCACGGGACTTCCAGCTTGCGGTGCTGGTGCCTGTGGTTGCTGGTATCCTGCTTGCGCTGCTGGCGTTGATTGCATTGGCGCTGACGCTGTAGCAATGAACCCCTTTTGATCTGGCGTTAACGCAGCCATCAATTGATTTTGATCGCTATACCCGTTGGTGCCTTTCTTAATGCCAATCTTGGCACAAATCTCCATAGCGTTCAAGTCAAACACGCCAGAGATATTTCTGCGCTGTTGAGCTTCGTCCGACATATCGCTGGCCTTTAGATTGTTTGCACTTTCCACAATCTGACGCAATGTTCGCAGACCAATTTCTTTAGCCAACGGCATACCGCTCTTGCCCATTTTGTTGCCATCAACAAAGATTTTAGACCAAAACTTACGTCTGTCGAACTCACCGCCGATGCAGGTAAATTCTAGTTCCATCCACTTTGCGGCAGAACTTTGTGATTGCTTGAACCACTGGCCCTGACCAAACTCAGGCAGTTCAATATCCCCGCTTTTAACAACGATAACTGCACGACTGATTGCGCCGTTTGGAATGAGTGAAAACTCACGGTTGCCGCCATCATCTGCTGGTGTTTCATTAAGATTAAACATTTTTATTTCCTTCGCTTTGCTGCGTTTCTGGTTTTACAAAATCCAACGGTTTCCCATTTGCTGAAAGTTGTGAACTCATTTTGTCGATAAGTTTACCCAAGTGTGGTTCCTCAAGTGTAGCCAATCGACCAGACCTATCCTTGGCAGGATAGCCCCATTCATTCAATGGCTGACAGATAAATGCGCGATACGGCCCATTTTCACCTGTTAGAATAGCCATTGTAATTACTTCATCAACAATTCCGGGCAATTCGCGCCCTGTCTTGCTGCCTTCGATCTGCAAGTTGTATTGCTTGCGGCTGTAGTCATCTGTGGTTTCATCCAAGATGCCCACAAAGATCACATTCTTTTCGCGTATATGCTGCAAGTGGGTTAGCCACTGCATCATTTCACGACCATGCAAGCCGTATGCTGCGCGGGTATCTAGTTTACCTGTGCGGTCAGACCGCGACTCTGGTTGTTGCTGGCACCATGAAAAGCACAAGCGTCCTGCTACTGTGATTGAGTCCACGAACAGCGTGTCATACTTTGCTACTAGCGCAGTTGGATCACCATCTTCTGCACACAGAAAGTCATAGTGTGCTTGGCTGTATGGCTGATCTTCTGCTAGTGATGGGTTTGGCCCACCAAGATAGCATGCAAGATCACGACATTCAGGCCATGATTGCGGACGCATCACATCAATGGGATGCCCTTCGATAGCTGAGTCACCAGCTTCTAGGTCAACGAACAATGTGCGTTCACCCAGAGTTCTAGCGAGTGTGGTTTTACCCACACCGCTTTGACCACAGATCACAATCTTGTGACCTTTCTTTTCAGATAGCCGTTGATCGGCTGTTATGATTTGGAAACCCATTACTTGTCCTCGACTTCTACTGTAAAGCGTCCGACTTCTGTAGTACGGGCGGCTTCTAGTTCTGCTTTGATTGCGGGTGGAGCAGTTGTGTACTTGCGCTCTTCCACAGCGTAGGTCAGCTTTGCGTAGTGCTGTGCATTCTCAGGCGTCATGCTGTTGAATGTGTCACGCAATACGTCTTGATCCCAAGTGACCTTTTTACCAACGTTGACTTTCATAGCCACATTGCCTTCGACAATATGCGCAGTACCAAAGTCTTTACCGTCTGCCCGTAGCGCATCACGCGCCAATGGCAGAAATAAATCTGATAGTTGATCGTCTACGTTTTTGAGTTCGGCACGAAGGTCAGTGATTACTGACTTGAGTTCGTCGCGCCGCTCAAACAGTTCCATACTGTTCATGCGTATATTCCTTTTTTGCTACAAGTTCCCAATACCTAGCAAGTACTGGCATACGTGTCAACTATTTTTTTTGGTTAAATATATTTCAATGCCCAAACAAGCCTTCATCAACTTCTTTTTTAGTTTAAATTCAGGGGTTTCCACGCCTTTAGCGTCTTCAACAATTTGTTCCCACGCGCCATCTTTGTTCTCGCGTTCGTATCTAAAGTCGGCAACATAGGCGCATATTTTCTGGTCATTAACGATCAGATTGAACCTGACTTGCAGTTCCAAGTTTCTGACCGTGCCAGCCCGTTCTAGCGCGTGTAGATATAAATAGCGTTCTGATTCCCACTTTGAATCGAACTTGATGTTGTGAACCACAACTTTCTTATTACCGTACTTGGGCCTTGACCCAAATCTTCTGGGATTATATGGTCTTTGTGACGCCATGTTTGGGAAAGGAACCTTTATGCCAAATCCAAAAGAATACAAGTCTGTTGGCCTTACAACAGAGGCATACGATAAATTGAAATACGTTGCAGCGCAAGAGGATCGACCATTGGGGCGTCAGCTTTCAAGGCTGATCGACGTTGCTTACCTACAGATACAGAACGCCAAGCGTGGTTATAGACCTGCCAGTACAGGCGGCATTGGTTCTGCATCTACTGTCATGGAACTTGAAGACTAAAGCAGCCCTGCGCTTCCCAAACCGCCAAGTAAAGTAGCCGCCGCCGCAGGGTTTTGGGCGGCTCTTTCTCGTAGACTAGGCTGCTGTCCCGGTATCATTTGTTGTTCAGGCAAACTTCCCGGCTGCACATCTGGAACACTTGTTCGGGTTTGCTTTGGTTGGGCCGGGGGCATAGCTTGTTTTAGTGCGTTGCCCAACAGTGCTTCGCCTTGTCTTTTAACGTCAGTTACGCCTGCCGCAGTAGATTGCGCGGTTGTTTGTTTTGCCGCAGCGGACAGTATTTCACCCAGAATACGCCCAACACCTTTGGCTCTTTCAGGCCCACTAGCACCCTTTAAGGCTTTGTATTGGTCATCAAAGTTTTTATAAAATAAATTAGATGAAGTCATGCGCCCGATCAAAGTCAAACGCAACAACTTGTCCAGATTCTTCCACGGTGCCATTGAGATACTAGATGCAACTAGCTCACCACCCGGAACACTTTGCGAATTAAATGCTAGAACCCGACCAAAATCGTTCATTCTTTTGGCTTGTTCCGCCCCGAAAATGCTGGTCAGCTTGTCTGACTTATATTCTTTTTGCAGGCGCAACCCGAACTCATTAAGTTTCTTGGGGTCTGTTAAGAATGTTTCCCCGAAGTCACCAATAATATTTTGCATGTAGTTTGCTTGAACGAGTTCTTTTGCGGCTACTGAGTCTTCAAAGTTTTTCATCAGCAACTTAACGGTTTGATTGCTTGTAGCCCCTGTAGAAATTAAATTTGCAGCCTCTTCAGCCGTGACAGTATCGCCGCCAGCCCGAAGTTTCTTTAGTATTGCATCTCGTTCAAAGCGAAACTTTTCAGCTTGAAGGTCACGCAAGTTCCGCAACAAACCAATACCTGCTGGCTCTAACGTGCCACCTACAGGAACAGCCATTGCTTCAGCCCCGAACGGAACGTCATCAAGAGGCTGGGTTAGCGACAGAACGGATTCTATTGTTTCGTCATCGACCTTAGATAGTGTGGTAGCTTCAATTTCTTTAGCAAGTTGTTTTATTTTATTCAGTTCACCTTCTTTGAATAACTGTGGCGCAGTTGAGCCAAGATTGTCTAACTGCCTGCGAAAAGCAGAGCCGTTAAACTTTGCTACGTCACCCGTAGATTCAAATTCATCTAGTGATTTGCCAAGGTTATCTTTCACCCATTGAGCCGAAATCCTTTGACGCAAAGGCTCCCATTGATTTTCCCCTAATCTTTTTTTGACTAAAGCCTCAACGTTTTCAAGCAGTTGAGGGTTGTTTGACTTGATCATTTTCATCATAGTGCCAGCAGCATTCACTGATATGCCGTCACCAGAAACTTCTTTCTTCAAAGCGTTTAAGTTTGCAACGCTGTTAATCTGTTCAAATTGTTTCATACCAGACTTGTAAAATTCACGGGCAGGACCAAGCCGTGCAGCAGCGTTCAACAATACGCCACTGGCTTCGTTTCCTACATTCGCGGCTCGTAAAGCATTTTCAAGTTGTTCTTCGCCTAAAAGCGCGTCTAGTTGTCCTTTTATTCCTGCAATAACGTCTTTTTTAACTACAAAGTCACTAACCGTATCGTCCATAATAATATCGTTTAAATTTTTTCTTAGATTATGAACTTGAGTAAATGAGGCCATGTTTGGCAGGCCATCAGAACCAATTATATTTTGCAATATACCTTTTGTTTTTTCTTGTGATGTTTTGCCACCAGCACTAATGCCCGGATATTTTTTGATCAATTGTTTCGCGGTATTAACAACACCACTAGCATCAATTATTTGGTCATTGCCAATCGCAGATTTAGTAGCGGCGTCAATCGCTGAAAATTCTGCAGAAGCTGTATTTTCAAAATCTTCATAGGCTTCTTTAAATGCTCTGTATAAATCGTCATCAATAGCTGTAATGCTGTCATCAGTTGCAGCTTTTCTAAAGTCATCAGAAATGTTTCTGAATTGTTGCACGATCTTTTGTTCGACTTCACGTATTTGTTTTTTTAGGGCTTTGTCGCCTGTATTTAATGCAGCCAAAGTCATTTGAC